CAAAAGTCTCTTGATGAGCAGAAATTAAGTCTGTTCCAAGAGTTTTTAACAAATTTGTAATTTATAAATAAATATAGATTAAACATATAGGTTAATCGGAGAGATCAAATGTCCCGTGGTAGAAAAAACTTACAAGAAATGGAAACAGACACAAAACAATCTAAAACTGCTGTAAATGCTTCCGCAAAATCGGCAGAATCAATGCCTAAGGCAGGAAGCAATGCATCTAACGTCTCAACACCAGGTCAAACTGGTGAGTGGGAAGATCTTGGTGGTCCTACTCCAGAAAATTATAAGCCAGATGATGATTCTGCAAAAATGAAAGAGCCATCACTTAAGACAGTTAAGGACATTGTTAACAGAAATGCAAAAGCAGCAGAACCAATGCATTCAATGAAAGAGTCTTCAGAAGATGAAGACGAAGTAATTGAAGAAGAAATTGATGAAACTTCAGTTGAAGGTGAAGAAATCGAAGAAGCTGCAAAGTGCGATTCTGAAGATGAAGATGATGAAGATGGTGAAGAGGATGAGGATGAGGATGAGGATGAGAAGAAGTCCGAAGCAATGAAAGAGGCTTTTGATCAAATCGAAGATCAAATTCAAGAAGATGTTGATGCCCTTCTTTCTGGGGATGATCTCTCCGAAGAATTTAAATCACAAGCAAAAACAGTATTTGAAGCTGCTTTGAATGCAAGAACTTCTCAAATTGAAGAAGCAATTCTTTATACATACGAGCAAAAACTTGCAGAAGAAGTAGAAGAAATCAAAGAAGCAATCGAAGAGAGACTTGACGCCTATTTAGAATATGTTGCGCAAGAATGGATCGAAGAGAACCATCTTGTAATTGAACAAGGACTCAAGACTCAAATGACCGAATCATTCCTCCAAGGAATGAGAGGACTTTTTGAAGAACATTATGTAACAATCCCTGAAGATAGATATGATGTATTAGAGAGTATGGTAGAAAAACTTGATGAAATGGAGACAAAACTCAACGAGCAAATCGAAAGAAACGTTGCTCTGAATAGAAGATTAGCTGAGTCAGTTGCTGATGTAATTTTTGCTGAAGTATCTGAGAATCTTGCGATTTCTCAAAAAGATAAACTCGCTTCTCTTGCTGAAAATGTTGAGTTTGATAGTGAAGAAGACTATCGTGAGAAACTGGTATCATTAAGGGAGTCTTATTTCCCAAAGAACACTGGTACTCAAAAAGATTCTTCTGACTACATTGCAGAAGATACTGACACAGATTATACAGAATCAGTTTCTGGTTCTATGTCTTACTATCTGAATGCACTTGGCAGAGTATCTAAAAAGTGATTTTTATATCATAAAAATCAAACCAACTATTTTTTAAAGAGGTAAAAACAATGCAAATGTTCAACGCAGAACATCTGCAGGAGAAGTGGGCACCACTCTTAGACTATCAGGGACTTGATTCAATCAAGGATTCCCATCGTAGAATGGTTACCGCAGTTCTCCTGGAGAACCAAGAAAAATTCCTTCGTGAAGAGCGTGATTTCCTTTACGAAGGTCCAGCCCCAACATCAACAACTGGTTCAACTTCATCTACTGCAGGTTTCAGTGCAGGTGCTGCTGATGGTGGTCCTGTTGCTGGTTTCGATCCCGTTCTGATCTCACTCATCAGACGTTCAATGCCTAACCTGGTCGCATATGACCTCGCAGGTGTTCAACCAATGAACGGTCCTACTGGACTCATCTTTGCAATGCGTTCACGCTACACTAACCAGTCTGGTGCTGAAGCACTCTTCGACGAGGCAGATACAACCTTCTCCGGAAGAAGAGGACAGCAAGATGGTTACTTCGTAGATCCTGCTGTTGAAGGTAATGTTGGATTCGGTACTACTGCTGGTCAGGCAGGTGCAAATCCAGGTCTCCTGAGTGCAGGTGGCGCACAGCAAGACTATAATGTTGGTCAGGGAATGGGCACTGCTGATGCAGAAAGACTCGGTTCCGATTCAGGTGAAGCATTCAACGAAATGGCATTCTCAATCGAGAAAGTCACCGTTACTGCAAAGTCCAGAGCACTGAAGGCCGAGTATTCACTCGAGCTTGCACAGGATCTGAAGGCAATCCACGGTCTGAATGCAGAAGCTGAGTTGGCAAACATTCTGTCAACTGAGATTCTTGCTGAAATCAACCGTGAAGTCATCAGAACCATCTACAAGACTGCAGAATCTGGTGCTGCCCATAACGTTGCTAACGCAGGAACATTCGACCTCGATATCGACTCAAACGGACGTTGGTCTGTTGAGAAGTTCAAGGGTCTGATCTTCCAAATCGAAAGAGACGCAAACGCAATTGCACAGCGTACTCGTAGAGGAAAGGGTAACATCATTATGTGCTCTTCAGACGTTGCTTCTGCACTGTCAATGGCAGGTCTCCTCGATTATACCCCAGCACTGAATGCTAACCTGAACGTTGATGACACCGGAAACACCTTCGCAGGTGTTCTGAATGGTAAGTATCGTGTTTATATCGATCCTTATTCAGGTGGTGTTAACCCCAACGCAAACGGTGGTCAGTATTACGTTGTTGGTTATAAGGGTTCTTCACCTTATGACGCAGGTCTGTTCTATTGCCCATACGTTCCTCTCCAGATGGTTCGTGCCGTTGGTCAGGACACCTTCCAGCCTAAGATTGGCTTTAAGACCCGTTATGGTCTTGTTGCTAACCCATTCGCAGAAGGTAAGTCTTCTTCCGCACCTGAGACTTCACTCGGTCGTCTGCAGACAAATTCAAACCGTTATTACAGAAGAGTTCTCGTTAAGAACCTTATGTGATCCATTCGGTTACATTTTTCCAAGGAG